TTGCTAATGCGAATTAGCTGCTCAATCTCTGACAACTCCTGGTAGATAGCCTTTTGCATACCGGCTATATCAGTCAAATCTGATATACCTATACCTCGAATCACCGAACGCTGTGCTGGCACGTAAATAGCCGGTATAACGCCAAGCGGGTTTTCTATTTCCTCAACTAGGCGTTCGTTGTCGTTGTTCACTTCGTACAGCTTGATTGATTCGTTAGTCCAGGCCCGAATCATTTGGGTCGACTTCGTATCGGTGTGCCGTATGACTGACTCTCGAACCTTGAAATAAACAAGCTGCTGTCGCCCTGAAGCTGTCCGTTCGTACTTCCAGTCAAATACATTCTCAGGAGTAAATAGGTTGACGTAAGGTCTAACGCCCTGCGCCAACTCATCAGCGCGAGTCCCAGCGTTTGATTTTGGCTTGTCTAGCACCAACCAGGAATGACCGTAGACGCTAGCCCAAATTTGAGCTTCTCGCATAAACGAATCAAATGACCGGCCATCAAGGTCTGCATCTTTAAGAAAGTTGATGAGCGTTGGGTTGCCGGATAAGCTGTTGAACTCGCGTTTTGGTGCTACACGCCATAGATAGCTACTGTAAATATGCACAATATTGCGGCAATGGTTGTCTAGAGGCGTCAGGTCAATACGGCGCAAGTACTCGGTCTTGTCTTCACTCACGTACTTTGTTAAGTACTGGCCATTCCTATACTCATCGCCACCCATATAGCTTCGCAGGAAAAACTCCCAACGATTTGAGTTGTCGTCATAGTCGGGATGCTTGTTTGTGATTAAAACCATTATGTCCACCTAGCAGGTTGTGCTGTAAATTCGTGTCTGCGCTTTATAGGCATTTTACGAACGACAAAATATCCAACCGCATCGTTCATGTGGTCGAATCCTGTTGATTTGTCCGGCTCACCGTTTTTGTCATAGGCTTGTTGTTCCAACCCAAGAGCAATGTTGGGGCATTTATCAATGTTTATGTAGTATAAGCGATGGCCTTCATTGTTGCAAAGAGCCATATTGACAGCCGCAACCCTGTCTTTTACCCTACCGTTCGCCCTTGGTGCGTTGATAGTGAACCCAGCGTTACGCAATAAAACCAAGTCGCTAGATGCCGCGTTCGTTGTGCTTGTTGCCCCACCGCTTGCGTCTGGGTAGACAATTATCGGGTTGTCTGGATACCTGTTGCGCAAGGTTCGTATAACGTTTGGCGTGTCCTGGCCTCCGCTTATCTCATCGACTGCGTAAGCGTTGCCATCTCTCATTACATGAATAGCAGCCGCCATGTTGTTAACGTTAAAGTCCATCCCTATGTGCAAGGTCTCGCTCTTATTGGCTTCAGCCAAGGTTCCATTAAGCGCCCTGTCCCAGTTCATGTATACCGAGCCACTGGTCAAGTTAACAAAGTCACCCTCGATATAAGCACTCAGCAAATGCGTTGGGTACGTTTCGCGCAAAGACTGTATATACCCGTCCGGCAGGTGCGGATTGCTGTATGTAGGCGCTTTTATAAGTTGGTAGGACTCAGTTGGGTTCTTTTTCCACTTTTCATAAACAAACCTAAAGCCCTCGGGTGTCGTACCAACCGCCACGCTATTTATTTTGCCATTGGCTTTTTTTTGCCTGTTACGAGCAATTATCTTATTCCATACATCGTTTGCCTTGGCTTTAGGCAGGGTGTCTAACTCATCAATCAAGCTGTCGCCAACTTCATAACCAACAATTGAATCAGGGTTTTGCATTGTCCTAAATATGACGATCCGCCCGTTTACCTTCATAAGATGCTCAGACCTATTAAGCTCATATGGGACGCCTAGGTCGTCAAGAGCCGCCTGGAAACGAGGGTAAGCAATTGTCCGTACTAGCGGATAGTCAGGCAAGTAATAAGCAATGTCACCACCACCATCTTCAAACAATAGCCGCAAAGCCCTCAGCACTAATGCGTGCGTCTTACCGGCGCCAAAGCCAGCCACCATTGCTGGGAACCGTCTTGTGCTGTTAGCCAGCGCAGTCTGTGGTTTAGTAGCTCTCGCTGCTATTCGCATCGTCTTCTAATATCTCAAACGAACGGACGTTGTGATTAATCGTTGCAACCGACTTATCCTCTTTCCAGCCTGCTTGCGTCTTTAAGTAAAAGATGGCCGCTGCGATGTTACCCGCCTGCGCTTGACCAATAAGGTTCTTGGCCACATTACCAATAGCTTTGGCCTTTCCTCTTTTATATGCCTCCAAAACTTCAGGTTGACGACTTTCTACCTCGCGCAGAGTGTTCTCGCCAATACTAAAGTAATCAGCCATTTGCCCTTTAGACAATACAGCGGCAAGTGCCTCTACTTGCGCCACCTGTGTGGTATCGAACACTACTATTGGGCGTCCTCCACCATCGCCTTGGTTTCCTATCTTAGCCATTGGCAACCCCTGTAAACACCTCTCCAGTCACTTCGTGAACAGCCTGCTTGCCGGTAAACTCTTGCCAGCGTTTGACTATGACATCACAGTATTTTGGGTCAAGTTCCATTAAGCGAGCATAGCGTGCATTCTTTTCTGCTGCTATCAATGTTGAGCCAGAGCCGCCGAAGCAGTCGTGAACAACATCGCCAGATTTGCTGCTGTTTAGCAACGCCTTCTCAATCAACTCCACCGGCTTTTGTGTTGGATGTACATACTTTCCGGTCGCTCCTCTGCTTAAATACCAAACATCGGACTGCGCCTTGTCTCCGTACCAAGAGCCACCCTTAACGTAAAAAATGAACTCATGCTGCGGCCGATAATTTGAATTTCCAAGCCCAATGGACTTCTTATCCCATACGATGCAGGCACTAGCATCCAATCCTACGCCCTCCATGGCGGATTCAAACTCTGAATAGGTGCGCCATGGAAAGCATACATAAAAAGCAGAGCCATCTTTAGCGCAAGCCTTAGCAGATGATAGCGCTTCAGCAATCATTTGGATTAGGTTTTTGCCACGGAGGTCGTCTCCAATAATCATGCCATGCGCCTTGACGAGAGCGCCTTTCTTTGTGCTACCTGCCGCCCTGCCTCCCCCATAACTCATGCCGTAAGGCGGGTCAGTAAAGATTAAATCAGCCTTTTGACCATCCATCAACTTCTCAACCGCATCAATGCTGGTGCTATCACCGCACATCAGCCTGTGGTTACCAAGTATCCAAACATCGCCCTCAACGGTTACGGGAGTTTCTGGAGCTTCTGGGACGTCATCCTCGTCGGTTAACCCATCTACCTGTTCAGGCTCCAATAGGTTTGCCAACTCATCAGCATCAAAACCAATTAAGGATAAATCAAAGTCCAGGTCTTTTAACTCTGTCAATTCGACTTTAAGCATTTCATCATCCCACCCAGCGTTTAACGCCAGCTTGTTGTCGGCAATGATGTAGGCTTTCTTTTGCGCGTCCGTGAGGTTTTTTAGCCGTATGCATGGCACTTCGTCCAACCCTAGCTTACGCGCCGCCATAGTACGGCCGTGGCCAGCAATGATGCCGCCCTCTGCGTCTATCAATATAGGGTTTGTGAATCCGAACTCGCGTATGCTTGCGGCTATTTGCGCGACTTGCGCGTCTGAGTGCGTTCTGCTGTTCCTGGCATAAGGAATTAGCGTTTCAAGAGCAATATATTCTAAATTGTTCCCGACTTTATCCATTGTCGTCATGGGTTCTCCATTGGTAAATCCAAAGTGAAACCATCATACCAAAAAAAAGACCACTGCGTTAGTGGTCTAAAGTCGCTACAAACGACTAGGAGAAAGAGCCTTCATTGTAACCTCTCTTTGAGCAATCGCCTAGCTTCTGCGTTGTAGTGCCTGGCAATCTCAACCAGGCCTTCTTTGGTGTACTTCCTCAGCGTACTGTCAGATTCGAGTAAGTTAAGTTGATGCTCACCAATCCGGTGTAAAAGTCGTTTGCGATACTCAACATGATTGCCTGCGAGCCAGTTATTGCAGTGCTTGCATTGACCATGAACGTTGTCCTGAACAAACCTCATGTGTGGCGCCGAGCCGACCGACCGGTAGTGACCCGCGTCAAATGTGTTTGGCGTGTCTCCCAGGGGCTTGTCACACGATACGCATGGCTTGCCTGTATCTCTAGCTCGGATGTAGGAATTAAACGCAGCCTGCGCCTTCTTGACCAACTGCGGCTTGGTTTGCAGTGCATCCAGCTTTAATTTTGTTTCTTGCTTGTCTTTCTTGACTTTAACCGCCTTGACCAGTTGCATAGCACACGATGGGCTGCAACATGTCTGTAGCGGTCTGGCTGTTTGAAACGTATCTTTGCATACCTTGCACTTCTTTGCTTTCAT